AAGAATTGACTGTAACCTTGCTGGGGGAGCGAATACAATAGACCCAACTGATTTACTAATGATGAGATTTTACAGAAACCCAGTACACGCAGACGATGACTTTGTAGGAGATGCAAGGTTAGTAGAAGCACATGTACATTACACAGCTAATAAACTAGGCACAGCAGTATAAATTTAAAAAGAAGGGTTCCAATGGAACAGTCTAAAAAAGAAGAAACAAAAGTAACTCCAGCACAGGTTTTCGCAACAGAGTATAACAAATTAGTAGAGAAACACGGGTTTAAAATACTAGGTTCACCAGCATACATAGCTCGTGATGATGGTTCGTTCAGTACTGTTATTCAAATGCAAGTTGCACAATTGCCTAAAGCAGAGTGATATAATATACATATGGAGCAAGAAGTAACTAAATTAAAGGGAACAAAGGATGTTGGTAGGGTAACAATACTTAAAGCAATGCCTTACATGAAACATCAGGTTGTCGTAAGAAGAATTGGCAAGGATTATTTTGAATACTTATTTCCCTTTGAGGGACAGATTTACAGCAGTTATATTATAATTAAACCAGCAAAGGGTAAGAGGAAGCTGACAAAGGAACAGGTAGCAGAGTGTAGAGATCTTATATGGTCAGGTGCAGAAGCTACATTAGACACTTTACTGGGTATAGATACTGTTGGCGATAAGAAAGAATACATAGAAAAGTTTGAAAAGAGTAGAGAACAAGTTGAAAATAAAAAAGATGGCAAAAACTAAATCAGAAGAAACAAAAAAACAAGATTATGTAGGTTTATCATCTCAATGCAAGGCTGAAAAGAAGTTAGCATGGGAAAACCAGAAGCCTAAAAAAGACGAGTGGGAGATTAGACTTAAATTATACAACAACCAAAAGAGAGATAAATCATCCGTTGGAGACACCACAATGTTTACCATTATGCAGACTGTACTTGCTTCTTTATATGAAGACAGGCTTAGTTCTGTGTTTGCAGGTAGAGAAGAAGGTGACGAGGAAACAGCAGATAATCTAGATGCCATGGCAGAGTTTGACTATGACGAGATGGGTAAGGCGGAACTAGACTACGAACTAGACTTTGATACATGTTTCTTTGGACATGGACTTCAAGCTATGGAGGAGTTTGAGAGAGACCCAGAGAACAATATGTTTGTTCCTATGCCAGATGTTATTGACCCACTTATATTTTTACGAGACCCACTAGCCGTATCTGTTAATGGAAACAGAAAAGGTAAGGGTGCTATGCGTTTTGGTGGTTATGAAATGAAAATGACCAAGCAAGACATGCTAGACCACCCATTTTTTATAAAAGAAGAACTAATATTTGAAAACATAAGCTATGGTGGCGGTACACACTCACTACTAAGAAGTGCTATAGAAGCAAGAGACGAAGCACAGGGTAGACAAGCTTCACTTAAAAACAAGGGAGAAGCAGACCTTGGAGACAATGCACAGTATGATGTAACAGTATGGTATACACACTGGAAAGCTAACGAGGATTCCAAGCCGGAGAAATACAAAGTGTTCCTAGTCAATGCAGAAGATAAGGTTGTAGGTATACAAAAGATAGAGAGAAAGATAGGTAAAAGAATAGTATTCCCTATTGTTGATAGATTCTTATACCCAACATCACATGATTGGGACGGAACAAGTATTCCAGACATAACAGAAGATAAACAAAGAGCAAGGGCTGTAGCACAGAACTTAGGATTAAAGGCTATGAAAGCTGATATATACCCTATGTATGTATACGACAGTAACAGAATAAGAAACAGAAACGACTTAAACTTTGAGTTCAATAAGTTTGTACCCGCGGATATACCGGAAGGCGGATCAGTGGCAGGTGCAATACTACCTATTAACAAAGCATCACCAAATATGAACCTCTTAGACTTCATATACACCTCTCTAGACGCTTCTGCTCAAAAGGCGACCGCTACACCAGAAATACAGCAAGGTGCTATGAGTGCCCAAGAGAGAACACTAGGAGAGCTAAATCTTATATCATCTAAGGTTGATACCAGATACTCGCTAGCTGCTAAAGTATTCGGTTGGTCAGAGCACGTATTTTGGTCACATTGGTATGCAATGTATGATGAGAATTTTGCAGAGAACATTGATAAGAAAGTTTTGAGGATAGTTGGTGCATTTGGTGCTAAGTGGAGACCTCTAAAACGCGGAGATATTATTGCAAGTATCACACCAGACATTAAGATTGAATCAAAGATACTGTCTCGTGCTAAACAAATGGAGGAACGCCAGATGATGACCGAATACTTAACACTGGCTTTTGGAGACCCAACTGTTAATAGAAGATGGGGATTAAAGAGGTTAGGTACGCTATCGGGGCTTGAAAAAGACGAATTAGATAGATTATTCCCACCCACAATAGATGAAAGAATAGCCGAGGATCAGAACAACCTACTTAGTAAGAACAAGTTTGTACCTGTTAAAGCAGAAGACGATCACAATGTTCACTTAGAGATTCATAGTAAGGCTAAAGATACCGACGCTACATACGCACACATAGAAACACACAAAAAAGCTTTATCTATTAAGAAAGTTAGACCAGACTTATTCCCAGAAGACCAAATGGCGGCAGAGTTCCAAGATGGGAAGACTGCTATGCAAACAATACAGGCACCACAATCGTCAGCAACCAAGTCAGTTAGACCATCACAAACAAGTAATCAATCAACAAGATGAAAACAGAACTATTTAAGACAAAAGAAGATATAAAAGAAGCACTAGCCAACTTTAAATCCTTAAAACAGGTTGTAGGGTGGCAGTTAGTAGTGGAGATAGTTGAAGCCAACATTGAAATACTAACAAAGCAGATACTTGAGGGTACAGAAGACGCTACAAAAGAGCAAACAGATCGCAAAAGAGATAAACTAAAAGCATACAAGGATGTTATAGGTACACCAGACTTTTGGATTGAGAAGCTATCACAACCAGAGCCATTCAAAGAACAAGACGACCCTTACCATACAGTTGACTCGTTAAAGACGTCTCGTAATTGACAAGGATATGGGCATACTACTATAATAAGTAGTATCAAGTTAAAGGAAAAACCTAACTATGGAAATAGAAATGCCAGAAACAACTATAGAAGAAACACCAGCAGAGATTACATTAGATGAAGAAACTACAGAGGTAGAAGAAACCCCAGAAGTAATTGAAGAAGAAGCACCGATAGATGTAGAAGCTATGAAAGTTGAGATAAGAGAGAAACAGCAACAAGAAGAAATAGACTACGGAGATGATATTGACCCAGATGATGTTAAAACAATAGGAAGCATAGTTGAGAAACAGGCAGCATCCCGAGATAAAAGAACAAGAGATATAGAAGATAAGCTAGAAGTTGCTACATTCATATCTGAAAGACCAGAGTTTTCAAAATACAAACCAGCAATACTTAAATACATGGCAGAATCACCAGACGTATATGGAAGAATACCAATTAAAAATATAGCTAATATGTTAGCTGGAGATGACCTTATGAGTTTGGGTGCTAAGAGAGAAAGAGAAGCACAAATCAAAGCCAACTCTACTAAGACTGGTGGAAGTACACCAAGAACACCACAGGGTGGTAGTAAAGATTGGGTAAGAGCATCTAAGGATGACTTTGAAGCACAGAAAAGGGCTATTTTACAAAGAAGGTAATTATTTATTGAAAGGTTATTATGAACGATTTAGAACTATTAACAGTTAAAGAACTCCAAGCAAAGCTAGTAGAACTAGGTATGCCGGAGGATGATGTACAAGCATTTAGAACTAAAGCACCGCTTATTGCATCTATTAAAACATTAGGTGCTAAAGAAGCTATTATTAAGGGAGAGGAAGAAGAAGTAAAGAAAGTTAAGAGCATTACAGAACCTTTGAACCCTAATGAGGATAGACAAGTAAACAAGAGATGGAAAACAAAAGCAGCGGCTATGCGAGATAGACTTGAGAAACAACCAGTAGTTAGTATTCTTATTCCACTTGAACCAGCAGAGAAAAGGGGAATAGTTGAATGGAAAATTGATAAGCATGGTGATAAATATCAGGAGCATATATCCGGTGCAGTGGAATCTGTACAACTTAATGGGTATAAATACTTCATTCCTAAAGGAAGATATACACCAGTACCACAGCAAATAGCAGAAGTTATTAGCAGAAGCCAACAGCAAACGCTAGATGCAGGTGCAGATATTAAACTGGATAGAATAGATCCAAAAACAGGCAGACCCTACACCGAAATATTGTAATTTCCTCACATTTCCCGTAAAATGTATATAGTAGCGAATATGGAAAAACCAAACGCAACCAGAAATGGTTGTGTTTTTTTATGTTCGTTAAATGTATATATTTAAGGAAAGGTATCTAGTATGGCAACGACAACTAGAACAGAAATACCAGCAGAGGTTAATAACTTCTATGACAGAGCCTTGTTAGAGAGAGCAATACCTGCTTTCGTACACACAAGATTCGCACAGATCAGAGATATTCCTCGTAACTCTGGGACAAATGTTATCAAATTTAGACAATATGGTAACTTGACAGCCAATACCACAGCTCTTAGAGAAGGTGTAACACCAACAGGAACCGCATTAAGCGTAACTGATGTGACAGCAACCACACTTCAATATGGAGACTATGTAACATTGACTGATAAAGTTCAAATGGAGACTTACGACCCTATCTTAACCGAGACCGCAGAGATCTTGGGAGATCAGGCAGGAGATTCTATTGATCAGTTAATGAGAGCAGTCTTAGCAGCCGGAACGACTATTCAGTACGCAAGTACTGCAGCAGCCGATACTGACATTACCTCAGCAATGGTTCTTAACAGAGCAGAAGTTAAAGAAGCAGTAAGAACGCTTCGTGGTAACAACGCAAGACCTATGACCTCAATGGTTAACCCATCAACGGGTTATAACACAGTACCTATCGGAAAGTCTTTTGTAGGAATCGTATCGGAAGATACAGCTTACGACTTAGATGATGCTACTGGGTGGGTTCCTCTAGAGAAATACCCTAACAAGTCCACAGCAATGATGGATGAGATAGGTGCAGTAGGAAATGTTAGATTTATAATGTCTACCAATGCCTATGTTTCTTCAGCAGGTGGTGCAGATTCCAACGATGTTCACTATTCATTGATAATCGCACAAAACGCTTATGGACAAACTCGTATCAGTGGTGAGACTTTAAAGAACATTGTTAAACCTTTAGGTTCAGCAGGGACAGCAGATCCTCTTGATCAAAGAGCGACAAGTGGATGGAAACTTACATTCGTAGGTAAAATCTTAAATGAGAACTTTATGGTTGTAGTACACCACGGAGTTTCAGCCTAAGAAATTAGGTTTAGTGTAATAAGTTAATTAAAGGAAAATATTATGGCGCAAACAATAACAGAAAGAGAACCGTTAAACGTACAACGTATGTTTACCGCAAGTTATTTAGACACTGGAACAACAGCAGCCTATACTTTTACAACTGGGTTTACTCCTAGATATGTAAAGGTTGTAAATGAGACAGATAGAACTCAAATAGAGTGGTATGAAGGTATGGCAGATGCAGAAGGTATAGTAACTGTAGCAGCAGGAACAAGAACTCTTGTTACCTCTAATGGTATTACACCATCTTCTAGCGGATTCATCTTCGGTCTTGACACAGATGTTAATGTATCAAGTAAACAGTGCAGTATTGTAGCACTAGGTTAAGTAATTAGTAATTAATCGTTAATCCCCACTCAGTGGTGGGTGGGGTGAGACAGAAAGAAATAAAATGAGTAAATATCTACACGCCTCACAAGGCGATTTAGAGTTAGAAAAAGCCCTATTGGGGTTGGACAGTTCTGGTATGCCTATAACAACAGGCAATAAGTATTACGTTATCCCAGTAGCGGATAGTAATTACAAAGAGTTTTTTGACAAGTATCAAGAGCAATATCAGGATGGAACTTTGGCGGTTCATAATACAATCGCTAGTGCTTACTCTGCTGTAACAAGCAACAGGCACGACATAATCTTCTTATCCGCAAACGCAGCTCACGCACAAACCTCAATGTTAACTATTGCTAAGAGCAGGGTTCACTTTGTTGGAATGAGCATGAGGGCTGGTTCTTTAGGTATGGGTGCAAGAACTCGTATAACAATGGGTTCAACAGCAGTTGCTACCGATGTAGGTGTTTTGTTAAACACTGGGGTTGGTAACACATACGACAGCATAAAGTTTGATAACGGCAACGACAAGGCTGAATCACTTTATGGACAGTTAGAATCAGGTGAGTACACAATCTATAGGAACTGTGAGTTCTACAACAGCGACAACTTAGACGTAGCTGGAGCAGCAGAACACGTTTCTAATGGTGATTCTACTCAATACATAGGTTGTTACTTCGGTACAACCGCTAACGAAATAGTTGGTGCGATTGCAAGACCTTGTGTCTTAGCAAGTAAAAACATAGCCCCATCTGGAACAAAACAGCTTAGAGACAACGTCTTTACAGATTGTGTGTTCGCAAGAAAAGGTGGAAACGCAGCTAACAGGTTCGTATTGGGTGCTAACGCAGATGACGTTGAAAGAATGTTAATGTTCAAAAACTGTACGTTCTTCAATAACCCTCTGGGTGCAGCAAACGTAGGTGCAGCTATTGACTTCACTACAGCTCAAACAGACGGTGCAATCTTCTTGGATTCACGATGTGCGGTTGTAGCGACAACAGTGATGGGAACAACAGGAGAGACTATTTATAGTATGGCTCCAGATTCCGCAGCATCATATGCAGCATCAGGCCTATCTATTGCCTCTTAATAGAAACTGAAACTATGGCTCTACCCTTTATGGGTAGGGCTGTAGGCGTATCAAGTTAAAGAAAGAATATTAAATATGTCAAGTCCTTACACGGATGCAAGTCAAAGACTAGATGGTAACGGATACCCTATCTATTCCGAACTACCATTTTTGGCAACAAAGACAGTTACCTTTGCAGGTGCTACGACAAATGCTTGGGGAAATGACGGTGGTGCATTAGATGGTGGGGTTTTATTTACTGTTACAGGATTAGTTCAAGTTAGGGTTGTTGCAGAATGTACAACTGATTGTACTGGTGCGGGTTCTACTGATGAGGTAGGAATAACCGGTGCTACAGCAATCTTTATGCCTATAACTACAATGACAAATTTAGACGATGGTGAAATTTGGTTAAACAACTCTACACCAGCAACTTATTTTGTTATCGGAGATGAGGAAGCGGCAGCAGATAACTATCCTATCTATTTACTAAACGGAAATGATATTATCTTAACAACTAAAACAGCAGACACCGATGCAGGTGTTGTTAAATTTAGTGTTTATTGGAAAGCAATATCAGCAGACGGTCAAGTGATAGACGCAGGTAACTAATATTAAGGTATAATATAAGTATATGACCCCCGCAAAATTGGCTACATACGTTAGATATAAAACTAAAACCAACTCCACTACATTTCCGGATGCGGAGATTTTGGCGTATATGGAAGTAAGACAAGATGAAATGGCAAGAAAAATTCTATCAGTTGATGAGGATATATTACTTGTTCCAATGACTACGAGTCTTGTTGCTAATCAAAGAGAATACCCGTTTGACGACGATATTATTTCAAGAATTAAAAGAGTGGAAGTAAAACTAGATGGAACTAATTTTATTCCCTTATACGAAATTGATTTAACAAGCATAAAAGTACCTATATCTACTGAGAATGATATTACAAACCAATTTGAAAATGAAAAAGGTAATGCTTTTTATGATTTACTTAGAAAATCCATTTATATATATTCGGGAACAATCACCAAAGTCACTGATGGTCTAAAAGCGTGGATAAATACCTATCCAACACCAATTACAGATTTATCTAGTACGACTGACCTGTCTGAAGATCCCTCTGTGACCACACACGGCATCCCAAGAGCTTTACACGGAATGTGGGCTAAAGGAGTCATCATTGACTATAAAGAGTCAAGAGAGAAGCCTATACCGTTATCAGAGAACGAGAGAAATTACGACAAGGATCTAGCAACAGCAACGAGTACTCTAAAAAGAGGAAACTATGATCGTGAAGTAATAGGACACGTACCTACTAAGTGGGCAGACGGAACAGATTTATAAAAGTATTTGATTGTGATAAAATAACACTATGAGAGCAAGATTTAGAATTAAACAAAACATAGATATTAGGGTTTTAGGAAAGAATGGGACATACAAATCCATATTCAATCCAAATAAGTTATTCGCATTTTTATTAAATAAAGGTATTGTTTCCCCACATTTTCCAAAGATCCCATTCTTATTAGGTAGAAAAGATACTGTAATGAGTATTTCAAACTTAATTACTAATGCGGGTTTTGCAGGTGTTGCATCAAGACTTAACGGCTCTGGTGCAGAAGCAGCGTTTACTTATATCGCTGTTGGTACTGGAACAACAGGAGCAGCAGTAGGAAATACAACTTTGGAAACTGAAACTACAGATTCAGGGCTTGCAAGAGCATCTGCAACAGCTTCAAGAGAAACCACAGATGTTACTAATGACACAGCACAGTTACTTAAAGAGTTCACAGTAACAGGTACAGTAGCAGTTACAGAATCAGGTGTGTTAAATGCGGCATCAGCTGGTGTTTTATTAAATAGACAGGTGTTTGCTGCTGTCAACGTAGTAAGTGGCGACGTACTCTCTATTACACACAAGTTTGATTTAGACTGATCCTTAAAAACTAGCGTCTATCAAGGTATAATATAGTTATGGCATTTCCTACTTCGTGGACACTATTACAAAAATGTACGATTGATAATACTAAAGTAAGTGGCTCTGCCAATCTTACTAACTTTCCAGTTCTCTTAGATGAGGACAATATACTAGCGAATACCTTTTCAAATACTCAGGGACAAGAAATAAATACAAACTATCTTTTAAATGATGCTAACTTACAAGGGTATTGGAGGTTAGAAGCAGATGGTACTGATAGTTCAAGCAATAGTTATGACTTAACAGCAGATACCAATGCTCCAGACTATGCAGCCGCTAAGTTTGGTAATGGTGGAGATTTTGATAGTGCTAATACAGAAGGGTTGAGTATTGCCGATGCATCTTGTGCGAATCTTGAAATCACTGGATCTCAGACATGGTCTTGCTGGGTTAAGTTTGAGACTCTTGGAGACTATAGAATGATGTGGAAAAGAGGAACATCTAACAGAGGTCTTCAGCTGTACACTGATAATAAGATCTACTTCAATATGACAGGTCTTACCACGAACTCCGTGGTGACTTCGGAGGCAGTGGCAGCTGGTCAGTGGTATCACGTTGTAGGGAGGTATGATAGTGTTGCCACTACGCTTGCTGTGTTTATAAACGGGGTTAAAGTTTCAGTTGCAGCAAGTGGGTCAGCTACAGATACGGATGGAGATTTTGCAATAGGTAAAAACGGTTCCACAGATAATTTATATTTAGATGGAATTGTAGACGATATGGCTATCTGGGATAGAGCATTAACAGACGCAGAAGTTTTAGCATTATATGGAGATGGTGCTGCTGTTTGGAGTAATGGGTATCAAGGTGTGTGGCACGGAAATAGTAATGGTCTTGATAGTACTTCTAATGAATATCATGTGGCTGCTGGCACATCACCAGACTATGCAACAGCAAAGATAGGTACTGGTTTTGACTTTGATGACGCTTCTTCTGAATACTTAACCAACGCAGCAGCAAACACCGATATATCTGGTTCTCAGGTATTTCAGGCTTGGGTAGCAAGAGACGATAACGCAGTCAATATGAAGTTAATGGGATTAAGAGACAGTGATGACGGTAGTGCAAGGTTCTTGTTTAGGGCTAAAGTAGATCAGGGTGGAGGTAACGCTGATAAGTTCTCTTTCAGAATGGATGGTCTTACTACCACAAGCGAGATAT